TCCATTACACGGGTATCTGTATCAAATACATGAAATCCCTTGCGCTCATTCACATCACCAAATGTAATCTGATACGGAGTTCCTAAATACGAAATGTTTTTATCGGTTTGCTTGCAGTGAAAGTGTCCAGAATAAACATGTTCAAATTTTGAGAATAGATTAGGATCTAAACCTTCTTCATGTTTAACACCACGCAAAACTTGATAACCAGCAAATTCAAAATGTCCAAGAACAAAATCAGCAGAGTTGCTCTTAATATATTCAAGACAGATATCATGATTGGCTTTATTGATCCACGGTACAAAAATGAAATCTACGCCATCAAAGTTCATCTTTGCCGGCTTAAAATCGTAAATCTCAAAATTTCCATGAAACAGTTCCCGTAAACTATTCACATCATTAGTGTTACGGAAATAAGTATCGTGATTACCAGCAATACAATACATCTTATAATTGCCAGTCTTTAAACGATCCATGAACCGCTTTCTGACTTGATTTAATGTATGAAAATTAACAAACTTGCGCCGATCCATAAGATCGCCCAAGTGAATGATTGTATCAATTTTATTTTCTTCCAAATATGGAAAGAATTGGTTCTCAAAGAAATCTAAGAAATGATCTAAAAACAATGGTGCATCATTGCGAGCACCAAAATGCGTATCAGCCAAGAATGCTATTTTCATTCTTCCTCCAAAAAACTTATCTTCTTTTTCTTTTTGTTTTTGACTTTCTTTGGTTCTTTTGACTGTTCCATATTTTCAAAATACACTTCTTCGTCTTCGGAGATACCAATGTTCCGAAGATATTCAGACAAATCCCCTTTAGTGTCTAGAGATTTTAAATACTTGTATTTGATAAGTGTTTGTTTCTTTTCTTTTTGAATTCTACGGAGGAATGCGTAGTATATTATTTGAGTAAAGTAAGAAAAGGGATTGTTGGATTTACTCGGATCGAAGTTGGAGCAATACATTAAACAATTTTCGATTCCATCTCCAATCATATCTTCTTTGAATGGGTAGTTCATGAAATTTGGTTTCTTTGCCAAATTTTGAGCAATCTCCATAAAGCATTGTCCAATATAAGAAGTAACTGGTGGAATTGGATCTCCAACTTCTCTGGCTTCTAGAACCTTTGATTTCCACTCTATCATCTCATCACAGAATTTTTTGTTATTGACATAGTGGGATTTATGTTCTATTTCTTTTACAATTTCTTCAGGAAGTATCTCCGAATCAATTGGAAGTTCTTTCTTTTTCTTTTTCTTCTTACGCATAATATTACTCCGTGCGAGTATGATACAACATTTCTCACGCAATGCAAGTTATTTACAAGATTTTCCTTGACAGAATCCGACCCCTCGATATAATTCACTGTGTACAGTGCCTAAGGGGGCAATTAGGTCTTAATTACAGGTAGTCTTTAGGATCAGGTGACCAATCATCTAAATGATTTCCAAACCCCAAATCGGGGTTTTTGTCTTCCGGGAAGTCGTCCATATCCTCATCATCAAAAGAACCACCAACTAATTCATCAAAATCCGGACCCATTAGATTAATTCCCTGTTGTTCCAGATATTCGATCATTCCTTTTACAACATCTAAAGGAAGATTCAAATTAAAATTAGCCATACCGGGAGGTGGCGCAGATTGCTTTGGTGAGAATGGCATACCTGTAGGCATGATTTGAGGATTAACCGGAGGTATCTCATCATCCTTGATGTTTTGCTTTAGTTTCTTATAAAGATCTGGCATATCCTGTTTGATCTTTTCCATCTCATAACAATTCATCATAATAGGATCAGGATTCCATGTTGCAGCAATTATATCAGTTGTAACTTCTATATCATGTTGTATTGAATATTCTGCCCAATTCTTCAATAAAAGAACTTCCGTAGGATTCATATTCTCATCAATCATGGTAACCGACTTAAACACCATCGGACGATGAAGATTAATAGTTGTGGCAGTTTGTTCAGAAACAGCAGCAATTATACTGTCACCTGATTTTAATTTTAGAATTTTGTATTCTTCCATATTACTCCTCCAACGGAATGATCAACTTACGATAATCAAATTTCTCATGCTCGTAGATTTTCATTCTTTCTACGAAATGACGAAGAGTGTGGTTTTGGTGAGACTTCCAAGAAAGATCATCTGCAATATCATACAACTTTGCTTTTTCTTTGAACTCAGACTTTCTTAGTTGTCTACCAATACTCTGTAATACTCTAATCCTACTTTTGGAAGGAGAAGAGAATACAATATTATGTAGTCTTCGTATGGAGATACCCGTACTAAACGTACCATAAGAAGCCACTATTATAGCATTCTCTTCCTTCTCTACAATCTTTCTTATAGTTTCTCTATCATCTGCTTCGGTCCCGCCGTGAACAAAGAAGACTTTCTTTTTATCCATTTTTGTTAGCATGTCATACATTACTTTACCATGCTTTTCTACAAATTGAAAAAGAATAAGAGTGTTTCCTTTTAAAGTTTCTGCCAGATTGCAGATGAATTCGTTTCTTTTTTTGTTCTGCACTAACCAATCTAATTCTTCTGCGTATTTAAATTTCTTGCAATCTTTTCTGACTTCTTGTGGATAACCAAGAACTATACAATCAATACTGAGTTTTGATAGTAGATCTTTATCCATCAATTCTTTTGTTGTCGTTACTTTATGAACTCTGCCAAACAAACCTTCAATAACGAGTTTATGTGTGAATGTACCATCAAGCGTACCTGTTGTTCCTATACGATATGGACATTTCTTTAACTTTGTCATTATGGTTGTTAAAGATTTGGATTTGAACAAGTGACATTCATCACCTATCACAACTTCAAAATCTTCAAAGAAGGATTGTGGCATCTTGAATATACTTTGCCAAGTAGAAATAACTATAGACTTATCTGTAGTCTTTTCTTCTCCTCCGTGGATCTTATGACAATAATTTCTGAGTTTCCATGCAGACGATTTTGAATACTCAAAGAAATCTGAATACATTTGAGTAACCAAAGAAATCGTTGGAACAACTATGAGTATTTTTTTATTTGGATTAATTCTTTCCAAATAATAACGTACAAGCATATAGATGATTAACGATTTACCAGATCCTGTTGGAGATAATAAAAGGCATCTGTCATTGTTTATTGCATGACAAATGCCTTCTATTTGATGTTCGTGAAGATTGTATGGTACACCAATCGTTTTTGCGAATTGGATTACTTCTTCAGCAGTAATTGAATTTGATCTTTGTTTTTCTGGCTCAGTAATGTGATACGACCGGTCCTTCGCAAACTGGACCACATAGTCTTGGAGTCCAGCGTAGATCTCTTGCTTGTAGATGTTGTAGAGTTTGATCTGACCATCCCACATTTTATTCCTAAACGCAGGCATGAACTTATGACCAGGTACTTTGAATGTGAAAAAATCGGAAAGTTCTTTAGCATATCCCTTTTCGCACTTTACCTTTATATAAACTGAATCAATTTGTTCAATGATTAAATCACTCATATCCTAGTATTTAGGACATTATGATTCCCCGTTTATGAACTTGCGCCATGTAATGGCATCTCTGATGTGGTATTGGCGAGATGAAATCATCTTGAGTATTGATTCCAAGTAGTTTACTTTTTCTTCTTGAACAAATACTCTATCTCTTCTGCCATTCAAATCTGAATCGGATTCCATATAGAGTTCAACATCCTGTTTCAAGATGCGAAGAGAAAACGGCTCCCAACCGTATTTCTTCAAATCTTCCTCGGACATTTTCCCCGTATAGTATTCCCATTTCAGTTTAGCAAGAGAAGATAACTCATTCTTCCATTTACGAAGAACCAATTTCTCATCGTACAATAGGTTTAAGTATTTTCCATGCAACTGTGGAATACGCAAAGACTCTGTATCAAGTTCAGACTCATTGAACTTCAAATCTATTTCAGCCATCTTTTTAATATCATCAAATAACATAAGTTCTCCTTAATGGAGTATATCACATAATACTACACGGTGCAATTAATAATTTCGTCTTAGTGATTCTATCGTAAACCCACTGTAAGCAAAGGTAACAGTGGCTACAGCAGGATTAATATCACTTATTGTACTATCCAATTCCAACCCGGATATTTTAAGAGGAAAGCAATTAACATATGTGAAATTTAGAAGTCCGTTTGATTTGCTGTTCATTACTATAATTGAAATATCAGAAAATCTTTCGCTTTCGTTTACTTGGTTTGAAAATGTATCAATTGGCATAATAACCCTAGACCAATTATATAATTCCAACCAATTAGACATATCCTCGTTTACTATGAACTTTACGGTTAGATCTTCATGCGTAGTCTTGCCTGGGGTACGCTTTATATCAGTGGCAAACGGACTAGGCTGACTTATAGCGGTTCCCTCGATACCGGGTAGGGTAATTGCTTGACAGAAGTAAACTAAGTGTGGAGTTCTATGCAATACCATCTTATATTCATTCAATTGCATAGGATTGATAGACTTTGGTTGTCTTTCAATTGCGTTTGTGATGCTTCTGGCTATTGACATGAGAACTCCTTTAAAGTATCTATAAAACGAATAAGGGGTTCCTTTCGGAACCCCCTATCGAAGTGTTAGTTATTCCCTAGTATTAGGAGCCACCGTAGGAAGCGTCGTTACCGTGGAGATTGTCAACGCGGAAGATGCGGTAATATTGATTACGTCTGCGTGTCAATGTTTCTGCATCTGGGAGACTACTAGCGTTGAGAACATATGGGTTACTTACCATACCGTAACGGGTCTTGAAACCGATCTTTGGTTGGAAGTTAGCAGTATCAACGGCTCTTACCATTTGTAGTGGAACGTATGGGCAGTAGAAGAGACCAGCGTCGTATGGACTTGTTCCCTTATAACCTACGCAAACGAAGTTCACTGGGCTGAAGGTTTCGATGTGGGTTGGCATTGAATATGGATCAATGTAAACCTTTACGCGTCCACCGTGGAGTGTACCAGCGAAGGTGTTGCCATTAACGTCTGTGTTAAGAGCACCACTGAAGGCTGGGGAGAAGTCGAGCAAACCACTCATGCTGAGGGCAGCGGCAACGTCTGGGCTGACGATGACGAAGTTACCCTTACCACGGCGTGTTTCTGCACCGACTACGTTGCACTCGCGCTCGATTTGGAAGGTCAATCCACGGAACTTCTCAGCAGACCAACGACCGTCTGAGTCGAGTTCGAGATCGTAGATACCACCACCGGCATTACCATTCAATCCCTTGGTTGCACCCTTACCGTTGAGGTCGGCTTGTTGGCAACCCAACTTAGCGACATCATAGATTTGACGAACCAACTCGCGGTTGATTTCAAACATGATTTCGGTGGAGAGGATGTTAGCCAACTCTGTCTCAGCGTCAAGTCCGTGAACGGCCTTGAGGTCTTGAGCGAGTTCGGTTGTGTACTCTGCCTTGAGGGCGCGAGTCTTGGCTGTTACGGCTGTCTTTTCGATTGTGAAAGACATTTCACCGAAGGAACCTGTTGTACCAAGCTTTTCACCTTGAGCAGTTGTCATACCACGGCCAGATTCAAACTTACCGTCTGTACTACCTTGATCATCGGCGAAGAGATCACCCATGTCACCGGCGGCTGGACCGTAACCGGCTTGAGGACCAACACCAGAAGAACCAGTTCCAGAGAATCCGGTGTCGGCTTCCTTGAAGAGGGCTTCACTAGCGTTACCTGAACGAGCACCGAAGTTGCTGGCTTGATTGTACTTAGTCTTCATTGCGAAGATCAAGCCGGTTGGACCGTTCATTGGTTGAACGCCAGCGATGTCATAAGCCATCAAATTTGGCATAGCACGACGAACCAAACTGATCATGATTGGATCGAATGAGTCGATACCAGTACCAGATGTGCTTGATGCACCTGCTTCGAAACCACCTACGTTGCCGAGGCCTGTGCCAGCGACGCCTTGGTAGTTTTCGCGGAGTGCGCGCTCTTGGTTCTCCAAGAGGATTGTTGTAACTGTCTTCTTATAACTATCCTTGATTTCAGGCAATGCCTTATGTTCGAGGATTGGTGCCCACTTTTTGCGGGCAGATTCTGTGATCATTTGACGATTAGGGTCCATTTTAATTTGCTCCTTTAAACCTTTTTTGTCTGAATTTATTTATAATTCCCTGATTTTTGAATTAAGATTTCAGGGTTCTGTTGATTGTGTTATAGTAAAGTTCCATTTGTGGGGTTAGCGAAACTTCGTCATTGTCCATGTCGCTTACCTCTTCCAAGAGGGTGACTTGTTCATTGACTTTATTTGGCGCTACTTTTCCTACTGTCTTTTTTGTAGAAACTACACCCTCAACAAGGGTCTTTACCTTGCTGCGGAAGTCGTTCTCGTCGGAATATTCGAGGTTTTCTGCGATCTCTCTGGCTTTTTCTGCTTGGAGAACAGTCAATCCTCTTGTTTCTTCAGCAAAGACTCTTTGGGCTGTTAAAAGACCAATTTCCTTGTGAAGATTTACATTCTTTTCGATCTCTTCGTTGACTCTACCTTCGAGACTGGTTACGGCTTCTGAGAGTTCATCAAAGAGGTCAACCTTGTCTTGTGGTACTTCAACATAAGATTCTGCAAATAGATTCTTGAGACCGTTGATGAAGTCTTCTGCAATTTCGGTTCTTAGACCGTTTTCGATTGCTACTGCGTTTTCCTTTGCCCATTCTTGGACAACGTAACCCAAGTAGTCGTCGAGTTGCTCAACTAGAGCACCCTTTACAGTTTCGACTTCTTCAACGAGTTTCTCTTCGAATTGCTCAACCAATGCTTCGGTGATTGACTCAACCTTAGCAGTGACTGCGGCTTCGTAGATGGAAGCAGCGTTTTGTACAAATTCCTCTGACAATTCTTGTGAACCAAAGATTGCTGTAATATCAGCAGCCAATTGTTCATTTGTCATTTGTGGAACTTGTGGGGAGGAGAAGGATGGCTTCATTTGAAGTGTTGCAGCAAGTCCAGCGGCGTTTGTTGCTGTTGGTTGGGTGATTTGTTCACCCTTACCAAAAGCATCCTTAACACCACCACCGAGAGCATCATGTGCTACTTCGGATGACTTACCGGCAACTGGAAGTTGTCCCTTGAGAGAAATTGTAGAAGCAGCAGCGGTTGTTGCAGATCCCTTCATGGCATCTCCAACAGCCTTCTTTACTGGGGCTGCATCTTCCTCTTCTTCACCTTCTTCTTCTTCACCGGGCTCTTCGCCTTCGCCTTCATCTTCTTCACCAGGCTCTTCTTCTTCGCCTTCTTCTTCCTCGTCTTTTTCTTCTTTTTCTTCAACGAGTTCATATGTGTTGAATAAATCTTTTACGATTTCTTCTGCTATTTTCTTAGGGTCCATTTGTTAAATCTCCTTGATTTGTCGCTCAGATATTTATATATTTCACAATTTAGATAAGAAATCGCGGAATACATTTAGTTTTGCTTCTTGCAGGTTTTTTGATCCTGCTTTTTCGATTTGTTTCTTATAATTTTCAATTAATGCTGGTTTGAATACTCCATTATCCCAAACCCATTCCTTACCTTCCATGATACCATCTACGAATGCATTTGGCGCTGAAGGATCAGCAACTACATCGACGGCAGCAAGCATGAAGTCATTTTGAACATAATTCACTCCATTACGCTCAGATAATGAACCCATACCACGGGTTGATACTCCAAGTTTGGCTCCCTCGTCGATTAGGTTTTGTACAATTCTACCATATGGTGTATCCATGATCTTTGCATTACCCATTACTTGAGCACCTTCCATATGAAGGTCTTTGATCATATGGCAAACTCTCTCTAGGTTGACTGTTGGTCCTTCTGGATGTCCGAGTTCTCCCAAAGCACGACTATTTTTTACAAATGAATCGTTATAGGATTTTACAGCACTTTCCATAACAGGACCTTCGTAAAACCGTTGGTTCTTGTTTACTTTATTGGACTCTGCGAAAACACCACGAATATAGTAAGACTTCTTACCACCCTCAGCGGCTTCGGAGACATATTGAATGTCTTGTTGTCTTGTTTCTGTGATTAGTTTCATTGATTGTCCTTTTTCTTGCATTTATTATAGCAATTGGTCCAGGCAGCATGGTATGTGTCCCCACCCGTCGTACCATGAACGGTATTTTTGTGACAGTCACCAAAGCATGGCTCAAGCACTTCACCGTCTGGATAAACATATCCTTCGTTCACCTTCTTCCTACTATTCCTACTACCCAACTTTTTAAAATCTGCACCAGTTAATTTACCAAAAGGTGGAGCTACATCCAACTCGGATTGGTTTCCCTTCAATCCTTCTTGACCTTCTTGAACTTCTTCTGGGTTACCAAACATGCTATTAGCAACTACTTGTTTTGCGGAGTTCATATATTCCCCGGTTTTTACAAATAAAGCAGCATGGACTTGCTTGCGGAATTGCTCTAAGTTATTATCAAATAAAGAATCTATAATTTTTTCTGTAGACATCGGTATAATCCTCTTTTCATTATTTATACTTTAGTTTATTTAAGTTTAAGAACCGGAACCGGGCGTTATTATGTCCTCTGGGTCTACCCATCCACCATATTCTGGAACCCATGTCCATTTCTTTTTAAATGCTGGTGCATATTTAAAATTATTGTAATTATTAGCCAAATTTTGTAATTGATCAATAGTGTAGTTTTTTCTTGCAAAAAATGCAGCATTAGAACCATCTCCAAAGAAAGATACTATTTCGTTGTATTTTTCCAAATCAGTTGGAGTAAATTTAGATAAAACATCTTCAGTTATTAAACCAGCAAAATATAAAACCTTTAAGTCTATTATATCTTTTGGACGGCCAGCTCTTACTTTTTGTAATATAGGATAGTATAGAGGAATACACTTAAATGATAAGTTTCTTTTTCCTCCATAATTTATAGTTTTAAAACTTTTTTGTCCAAATTCACTTGGTTT